TTTAAGTCAGAAGTATAATTGTAATCGATGTATTTAGAAAAGTATTGTAACAAGAAATTAATGACTTGTTCACCAATATCGTTTAACATGAATCGTTGTCCATCCATGCTAACGTATGCTCTATCTTTTAATACACGAATAATATTAGCATAAGTCGAAGGTCGACCAATACCATAGTCTTCAAGTGTTTTGACTAAAGAAGCTTCATTGTATCTGGCAGGTGGTTTAGTCTGGTGTTCTTCACATTTGAAATCGACTACCTCTACTTTAGCGTGGTATTCCAATTCAGGTAATTTAGTATTCTCTTCTTTATCAGAATCTAAATCTTCACCTTCTTGATAAACAGCTAAGTAACCAGCAAACTTCAATACAGAACCTGAACTTCTAAAACCAAATTCTTTTAAGGTAAAAGAGACAGATAATGTATCAAATAGAGCAGGTTTCATTTGAGAACCTAGGGTACGTTCCCATATTAGCTTGTAGAGCTTGTATTCGTCGTTTCCTAGGCGATTCTTAACGTCGGTAGGGGTAAGGTATATGTCAGTAGGTCGAATGGCTTCGTGAGCCTCCTGGGCGCCTTTAGCGACCTTCCCATATTCAATCACATGTTCAGACATGTATTGTCTATAGTTTTCCCGACCAAATGCAAAGATATTATCCAATGCCTCTTGACTTAATGCTGTAGAGTCAGTACGCATATAGGTAATATAACCATGGTCAGATTTACCATCACCTTCAAACAATTTCTGTGCTGTTTGCATAACACGTGTAGTCGTCCAACCTAATTTACGTACAGCGTCTTGTTGTAAAGTAGAAGTACGATAAGGTGCTTTAGGTTTAACTGATTTCTTACCACGTTTTACATCAGAAACCAATAGCTTCTCACCTTTACCAATATACTCTTTAATGGTGTCTTTGTAACCCTCTACAACATCTTTAGGAAATGAAGATTCTTCAAAAGACAATTTACCTAAGTTCACATCACCTACACGTACTAACTTAGCAGGGAAAGTAATATTATCTTTATTACCAAATACGGTCATTGTCCAATAAGTAGTAGGAACAAACTTACGAATCTCTTGTTCTCTTTCTACAATCAAACGTAATGCAGGAGACTGTACTCGACCTGCTGATAAGCCAGGTGTTAATACTTTCCACAAAAGAGGAGAAACATAAAAACCATATAGGTAATCAGATACAGAACGACCAAAGTGTGAATCTACTTTATTTTGGTCAATAGTACGAGGATTCTTAATAGACTCCAGTACGTGTTTCTCTGTAATCTCGTTAAAAGTCACGCGTTTAAATTCACAGTTTTTATTGACACCACGAATCAATTCTTTCAAATGCCAACTAATACCTTCACCTTCTGTATCAGGGTCAGTCGCTAGATAAACAACGTCTGCACTTTTACATTTATTTAAAAGTTCTTTAGTATTCTTAGCATTATTCTTATTTAAACAAAAGTGTTGTTTAAAACCATTATTAACTTCAATAGCACCTTTATTTTTAATAGAAATATCTAAACCACGTACATGGCCAATAGAAGCCATTACTTGAATATTGAGTGGACGTACAAATTTACCAATTAGTTTTACTTTATTGGGAGACTCCACAATCATGATACTTTTCATGTTGTCATTCCTTATGTTGTTCCTTATATAAAAAGTTATTTTTCATATAGATAAAATAACAATGTTAAATATTCTTCATCATTTTAATAATATAGGTTCTAAATTAAATAAAAAATAAATAACACATAAAACTACTAGATACACTACCCATTACAGGTAGTGTATCTGAATAGCTTAATAAACTAATTTGTCTTTAAGGTTTATCTTCAGAGTCTTCTGGTTTGGTAGATTTAATAAGAAGTTCATTTAACTTCTCATCCATCTTTTTACCTATCTTCTTAAGTTCTACAAATCTCTCATCCATTGCTTCACGCATTTCACTTAAAGATTCAGGTCTACCAAGACTATCTTCTTTACTGATAGAGAGTTCAGATAAAAGACATTTGATTAACAACTTACCTTTTTCTCCAGTTTGCTCTAATAATGGTATATAGATAATTAACATTGCGCTAGAGAGCATATTAAAATAGAACATTAGTACAGAATTAAGTCGATAGAAATAGTTTGCTTTCTTTACGCCATTGATGGTATTTTTATACTCAGACATGATGAAACTAAACAAACCAAATGTAAAGATACTAATGATAAACAAAGCAGTCAGTTTAATAGGTGCCCAAACATTAACATAGAATGATTGGCGATAGTTACTTATACCATGTATTTTTCTCCATGATGAAATACCGGCAATAATACCCAATACAGCTAATGCAAATAACTTCTCATCAGTATTAGGTTGACTTTGTTCTGGTAATAACTTAGCAGCCTCACTGTAACAAAACCCCATTGCAAATAAGTATAAATTAAACAGAAACACTTTCCATGTTGGTTTATCATCTTCTAACAAGCCAAAGTTAATATAGAACACTTTGGCTGCTGAAAAGATAAATAGCAATCCACCGAATGTATACGATAGTTTAATCAAATCTAGATTTGCAAATAAGCCTGATAATACTTTGTCATTTGAGAATAGGTTTGTAATAAATTCCATTTTGAGAATCTCCGTAGTTAGTTAAATTTGTTTCTATATGCTTCCATTAAAGAAGCGTGTTCTATCAAGTTTTTAGGTTTACCGATTGTGTTCTCTGGTAAAACCTTAACCTCGTTATATAGAGATAAGATTTCATCTCTTTGACCAATAATCACTGAAATATCGTTAGCCAATGGTAACATGATGTATGTAAATCCATTGCATAACTTAATTAAGAAATTGCTAACAGAATTATTAAGATGGGTATAGACTATCCAGTTAGTAATAATCTCACATTCGCATTTAATGGCAGTAGACATACCGAAAGTACAAATATTAAGAATAGCAATAATGGTAATCTTAATAGGTAACAGTACATGAAGGTATAGTACACCTGGATAGAACATCAATGCACCAAATGGGTCTTCCTTAAACTTAGGGTCAATGATACGAATTAAACAAAACGTATACATTAAATCACCAAGATTATTTAAAAGCTCATTGTAGAAAACATTGAAAGGGTCACCATCATTCAAACGGATTTCAGCAATATAGTCATGAGTTATTTTATACTCAATCATTGTTGCTCTAAATAAACCCAAAGTGAGAAAATGGATAATAGCAATTGTCAGCATCTTTACAGGGACAAATACATAGACGTAAAGGTTATCATGAAGAGACTCTTCTCTATTGTCATCGTTAATTCCTGTCATCTTACGTAAGGCAAGAAATGTTACAACAATGACAATTAATTGGTCTTTGGTTATACTATAACCTAAATAGACAAACCCTGTAACAAATAGAGCAATAATAAATTTTAGAATAATGAGTACAGATAACGATGGAAACAGGTTAATATTCACTTGTCTATTAACAACTGTAAATCCATTAGATACCATTAAGAGTATCTTAAACATAGAGAATGTGATTGAAATGGCTAATAGACAATACGATATAACCGCTAAGCTACTGACACTAAATAAGTTTTCAAACATAAAGTTTCCTTTATAAAGATATATCACATTAATAATATATAGATAAAAAATACTACACTACGCAGGGGGGAATCCCCTACGCAGTGTAGCTACTTAATCAATTTACTTTCTCATTTCTTGAGAGATTTCACTGGTGATGAAATTAAATGTTTCATCTGCTATACCAGTAGGTTGTTCTTCAGTTTCAGTAGAGACTTCTACAATACCATTAATGTCTACTTGACCATCGTTATTGTAGTTTTTACCATAGTTGTCAAACGATTCTTTAGAGACTTCTTTATCGTCTTTAACAGGTTCGTCCCAACCAGGTTCTTTACCTTCTTTATCAGAACTTTCTCCTTTAGGTTCTTCACCTTCTTCAGAATCTCCAGATTCTTCATCACCTTCAGACTCACCCTCACCTTCATCAGAATCAGATTCATCACCAGATTCTTCGCTAGATTCATCATTACCTTCTTCAGAATCTTCATCAGGGCCTTCGACTTCTTCACGGGCTTCTTTAATTTGTTCACCACGTGTTTCTACTTTCTCGGCTTTATCTTTATCGTCAGTGATGTTATCTACAGAGAGAGTTGCTTTAGCGTCTTTCTCTTTATCTGCTTCATCAGCATCTGGTGTATCTTCTGTATCAGGTTTAGTTTCTACTACTTTATCTGCATCGCCTTTTAACTCAGTATTGTTTTGAGCATTGTTGTCATCCAGATAAACATTACCTTTAACAAAGAAACGACTATTCAGTTTATCAGTCTTTTCTTTATATTCTTCTTCAGAAGTTTCAGATAACTCAGGAGGATAAATAATCTCTTCTGTTTTAATAGGAAATTCAGGTACTTTGTCTTTCAAATCTTTTACTTCGATTTCAGCACGTACCCAAGGATAGTAACCACCATTGCCATCAGGAACAGCATCTACTTCCCATTTCAAACCACTACCTTCATCTGTAAAAGTATAGCGGTGTTTAAACATAGAAACAGAAGCCATTACTTTAAATTGAATAAAGTTCTCTTCAGTAGTAGGAACAGTAACTTCAATCTTACCTTCTTTAACATCGGATTTAGTAGTTAATTCGTAACGTACATCACCACTACGTGAAGTTACTTTACGGATACGGATTTTACCACTACCTCTGTTTTCTTCAGTGCGCTCAACAGGGATAACATGTTGTTCTTGGATTTCAGCTTTATCCGCTTTTTTAAGTTGAGAGAAATCAAGAATACGGGCATATACAGTATGTTCTTTTTCACGTACTGCTTTACCGACATTCTCAATCTCTTCATTTAGTTTTTGCTCGGTTTCTTGGTCAGCCATCTGTTCAGCAGCTTCTCGAGAAATACTAGCGAAATTTAAATCAAATAAACTCATGAGTTTAATCCTTTTTATTCAACGACTGGTTTACCTGTAAACCAGATATCTGTAATTTTGTTTACTAAAGACATAAAGATTCTCAGTAATTCATTAGTATTAATATCATTTCTAATAATACCAGCAGTAATTACACCGCCAATGACAGCAATAAACAAGAAGAGAAAAGCATAACCTGCCCACCACAGAAAGTTAATTCTAAACTTCTTGACTTCTTGTTCGTAGTCGAGTATTTCATTTACCTTACCAGAACCACAAAGATAACCATAAATCACAATCATCTGTTCTTCAAATGTCATTTTATTAATGGCTTCTTTAATATCCTTACCAGTCATCTCACCAGTTATATCAGGATAATTAGAGTTCTTCTTAGCGATAGTATTGTACTCTTCAATCAGACGAGTTAAACCTGCGTCGTCTTCTTTTCTATTGCTTAATACAAAATCATTACGGATATTCTTTAGACCCTTAGTAATCATTTCTGAATTTCTAACGGCCATTATCTTCTCCCGTATAATCGTCTAAATAACTCGGCATTTTGCCTGAGTTGATAATTTCGTATAATTTAATTCTTGATTCGTTACTTACTTCACTCTCGTTTTTATATCTTTCAATTTGATTAATATAACGAGCAATCTTTAAAGTCCTTTCTGCAATAACAGCACAAAGTAAAAAGATAATAAGTAAAGTAAAGAAATAAATCAAGTTATCTTTGTTTTTCTTATATCCTACGCGAATAGATGCTAGGATACCTAAATATAATTTATTTAGACGACTGGGCTACCTACCAGTTCTAATACATTTATATAAAATGTATATTGCGTTTTTATCTTCGACTTTTCTTTTTTATTATACAGCTTTTATACCCTTTTTCACAGTCCTAAATCTTGACTCTTGCTCTTTGTAAGTCGCTTTTTTTGTTCCTTTAACTGCTCTATACAGGTCTTAACTTTTTTCAGCCTGTTCTACTTCTT